CGTTAGAGCCATTCACTGCACCTTTCCATAGGTCATAGAATATACCAGAGACACCATTAGCTGTACTCTCTACGAATACGGCTGTGCCTTTCTTGTTAGGTACGGCTTGCGTCATACCATTCCAGTTCTCTAGGGCTGTGGACTTCTGCCAGAAGGCAAGTTCTGAGGCGTGTATGTGCGTAAGTGTTTCACCACGTCCAATACTCTCACCACCAGCTGTAGCAACCACATAAGAACTATCAAGAACGTCAAAGGTCAACTCTCTGCGAGATGAATACTTTGTGTGCGGCTTGAGTAGTTCTGGGCAGTTCTCATGGTAGCGTTTAGTCATGTCAAACAGTGCTCTTGTACTGTCAGAGTGGTGTGTAACCACCATTGCCTTACATGCTTTGCGCTGGGAAACATTAAAGTAAAGATAGCCGCCTACATACGTCGATAGACCCTGCTGTCTAGCCTTCAGAATTATGATGCGAACCTTGCCCTCAGTAGCCATCTGTTTATCTACAGCTTCTTGTAGGATAACTTGAGCTGGCTTTAGTTTGAGGGGCTTGATGTCTCCATCTTTGGTTCTGATCTTGAGTGCTGACTTAGAGTAGAAGTCAAATTCGTCATATAGTTTGCGGCGTACTTGTTTAAGTTTCGTTTCCATCGTCGGTTTGCTCTTCCTCTGTGTCACTTACTAAAAGCGACTCCAAGAAGGCTTCTGCTTTACCAACAGTGACTTCGCTCTTTGATACTGGTTTTGTCTTAGTAAAGTCTAAGACCATTCTTGCGGCTGTTAGTTTGTCTCGGTTCTGCGCTGGTTCACGCATGATCTCGACTGCGGTTTTAAGTGCTTCAACAGCGTACTCGTCATCAATATTGTTTTCTTTAGCCATGATAGCTACAATCCTTTCAGCGTCTTTCTGTGCCTGTTTTCGGATAGGAGTAATGGCTTCTAGTGTGTAGCCATCTGGAGTGCCTACTGGCCTTCCTCCATTCTTACGTTTTTTGGTTGACCACTGCTTGCGTAGTGCCCTTCCTTCCTCGGTTTGCATTAACTTTGTGAAGTAGTTGTTCTCTTTTGGAGTTGCCTTCTTTGGATACTTCAGTTCCTTCTTTGGCGACTTCTTTCTTGGTTCCTTGGGTGCTCCCATTGTGCTCTCCTAGTATGCTTGAGATTATAGAGTGTGTATTTGGACACTGCTTGCAAAACACTATGTCGATAAAGGAATACTTCATCTCCTTTAGTATCTGTGACTTTTGATCTTTGGTTAAAGACGATGCTTTTATAGTCTCTATAGCTTCTAGGTACGGCACTAGGTCATACGCTGTTTTTACTATCATATTGGCTCCTTGAAATAATAAAGCCCCATTACTGGGGCTGTATGTTGTTATGCTGATAAGATACCTTCTTGTGGACTGAGTATTCCTTCAGTTGGCTCTTCGTCCTCGCCACTTTCCTTTGCAACCATAGCTGAAACTATAGCTAATATTGTTGCGAAAGAACTTGAGTAGAACCTAATTTGCTTGTTGCCAGCTTTTTTAAATTCATCCCTGATGACTTTAGTTGTCTCAGGCATTAATTCTTTGGCAAGTTTTGGATTGAACATATAGACCCACACTGGATCAACAGCGGCCTCTGCAAAGTTCATGGCATATTTCTGGTATTTTGGAAGACCTTCTGAAACAACATCAGCCGCCTCTCCTTTAGTCATAGTAGGATTATTAGACATTAGTTCTTCAATACGAGTTGAAAATGACCTTATAGCCACTGTAGATTTTGGGTTGTTTTCAGCATAAGCCTTTATATTCCACTGTAGGTTGTTGATCTCGTCAAATATAGGGCTGTTGTCTTTTAACTGGTGGTATTCCATCAAGACTGGCGCAATGATACTGCCTGTAAAAGTCCCATCTCCATATTTGTTCATCTGCCCAGTAAAAGCATTTTTACCTAATTTTGAATATGGTTTAGATATACCTTTTCCAGTAAGATTGCCCTGAGTAACTCCATGCGCCACCTCATGTAAAAGAGATTTTATGGCTTCAATTTCTGTAACTCTTTTTAGCTTTTTAGTTTCTTTATTTAAACCCTTTGAGGCATTTGGAACCATAGTAAATATTGTACCGCCAGCACCACCTTTGTTATTATAGTCACTAAAGAAAGCCTGTGTAGTTGGCTTGATTGTACCATAACGAAACTTAGCATCCTCTCGCATCCTACTTATACTTTTAAAAAGGTTGACTTGTAGGCCTAGCTTCTTAGCCGCGTCTAGTGCTGAAGCCCAGTCTTGGATACCATTTTCATACTTTGTACCTTTCTTGCCAATTTCAATTAAGGCTTCGGCTTCTGGTAATTCTGCTTTTACTTCAGCTGGTGAGGGTGGTTTAGTTACTACTGGTTCTGGTGTTCCAAGTACCCCTTGTCCTCCGCCATCTCCCACGTTGGGTTCTTGCTGAGTTCCTCCGCCAGTCTCTTTTGGATTTGGGGGGTTAGTGGGTGTTGGTTCCAAGACAGGAGGTGTCGGTGATACCGATGTAGGTGGTGATCCTGTTGTTCCTGTATCGCCATTTGGTTTATCAACTCCTGTGTTTATAGCCGCTTGTTGTGAAACGACACGGGTATGATACGGCATTAGGTACTTATCTGCAAGTTTTTCGTTAGAAAGGTTCTTTCTTGCACGATCAACAAGTGACTGTGATGCTGTCTTAGGGTCTTTTCCAAGACTTAGCTGATATTCACTTAATGAGTTGTTAAGAACTAGCCTATCACTGTCAGAAACAGCTTTATCTTTATCTAGCTTATCAATCAGGTTCTGCACAAACTGTCTATTGTCATCAATCCCTTGTTGAACCTCTGGACTACGCTGTGGTGGTGCAGGGGGTGTAGGTGAAGCTGGTGACGTAGGTGCGGCTGGATCAATTTTTGGAAACTTAAAGCCACCTTTAATTACACCGACAGTATAAGACAATGTTTGGTCGCTGTCTGGCATCTTGCCAGTCTTTAGGTGTGATTTGTAAGCATTTAGTGCCCTGCGAACATCAGCATCTGCACCTTTTGCAAGACGTCTATTAATGACACGCATGATTTCAGCATCTATCTGTGCTGGTGTCATGTCTCCAAGATTACCAACCTCACGTAAGCCTTCAAATGCTATCCCTCTAGGGGACGTTGGATTAGGGTGTAAGCCCTCTTCATACATTTTGACAAACAAGGCTTGCTTTCCTGCATCTGCTTTAGCTTTTGCGGTAGCTATCTTAGCGTTGTTTGCCGCTGTCTGGGCATTTTTTAGACGCTTTGTCCTGCCTTCAACAGTAATTCCAACAGGTGTAGACATACCAGTAGACTTTTTGTTCTTTTTAACAAAGCGGTTCACTTTAGACCTACGGCCTGTGACTGCATCAATTGCACGTCCACCAGCAACTAAAGGTACTTGTGTTAATAAAGATGAACCACCTGTTCCAGCAATAGCACCTAAGTTTAACATAGTGCCTATTGATCTTGCAGGATCGTATGATTTACCAATTTGTGGTATTGGGTTGAAGTTGTCAGTAAACTTTGAAAAGCCACCTTTAAGACCAGCGGCATATAGTTCTGTAACAACATTTGATTTATAAAGTGACTGAACAAGCTGTTGGCCTTCTAATGCCTTGCCTACAGTGTCTTTTATAAATTTAATGTCTTCATTAGAAACTACAGTACCTACTTTGGTATTGGCGTTTTTAATTGCTTGGTTAAATCTTTCTAAGGTTGCAGTATCTGCACCTTTAAGAACTTCTTTTCGAAGGATTTTTGCGGCAGTGTTTATATCAGTAGTATTCTTTGATCTAGCTGTGTCTAAGGCAGTGTTTGCACCCTTTTTTGATGTGGGATCAATGTTTTTTAGGTTAAGACCCTCATCACTAGCAATTTCATTTAGCATCCTAGCAACATCGCCAGCCGCTTGGTCAACTTCTGGATCAAGTTCTTGGCGTGGTTTGAAGACAACTTCACCAGTCTTACTAACTGTAGATATAGCTGTGTTTACACCGCCAGCAGATGCTCCACCAATGATGCCTTCACCAACTGCTTGTCTTGGGTCAATATTAAGACCAGCTTCAGTGTTTACTGATGTACCTGTCTGCTCAACGACACTCTGTAAAGACTCTGTGCCAAACTCTTTGAGGGCTGTTGCAAAAACCTTACCACTACCTAGTCCCAAAGAGTCCAGAAGTGCTATTCCAGCGGTTGTAGTCGAAGCATACAAGAAGTCATCTTTGTTAGGCTTTTCTCTACCTTGGTTTCTTGCGCGTTCTTCTGCAATACCGCCAAGATGCTGTACGGCACTGACAACAACAGGTGCGGCTATACCACCTATGAGTGACCCTGCTGGGCTAAACATAGACCCAACAGCCGCGCCACCAACCCTTGCTAACTGCTGACCAGCAAACTGTGCACCTTGCTCTAATGCCGCTTTTGGTAAGTACCTGTATGCGTAGGAGCCATCTTCATCACCTTCAATAAACTTAGCAGATGCTGACTCATAGCCTTCTGGGGCTTCAGTTAAGTTTGTTAGAAACTCACCAGTCTTTTCAGCACCCAATACTCTAGCAGTTGTACCCATAGCATCCAAAGGTGCGTCTACACCCTGCAATAAAGCCTCTTTAAAACCACCTGTAGGGCTGTTGATACCAGTGTTATTACTGTTATCAACTGATGCTGGCTGTTCTTGTCCAGTATCTCCTAAGTGTTCCTTTAAAGCCGCTAATGCGCCTTCCTGTGTTTCACCTGTGATGTCATATACTTTACCATCTGGTGCGGTAATCTCGAATGTTGGCATATCTGTACCTATTATTTCTGTTTAGTTACTATTGAATAGCCTCCAACCACAGCTGGCTTAGACTTGTCAGTTACAGGCTCTGGAACATCGACACCTTGCATTCTGTACCACTCGCGTTGTTGTGCTTCTACAGCGGCAACAGCTTTCTTGTATTGTACTTCTATTGCATTTAGGTTCTTAACAAACTGTGCTCTTGATGAAGACTGTTTTAATGAACCTAGTGATTTTCTTAATAGTGCAAGTTCTATGTTTGAAACCTGACCTAAAGCACCACCAGTTGGTGAATCATCACGCATCTTTTGTAGCCTGTCAAACCCGATAGATGCTTCAATTGTATCAATAGCGTTTGCTGTATCATGTGCATCTGTACCAGCTACGTGAGACATAGCATAACCAAAGAGACCAGTATTGTTGTCAAATGGGTTAAATGCACTTTCGTTTGCTAACCTACCTTTGATGTCAGTAATGGCAGTCAATGCGGCCTGTTTATAGACAGCACTAGGCATACCCATTGCTTTCTTATTTTTGTCAGCCTTGTCTTTTTGTGCTTGTATTCTGGCTTCAGCAAGTCTTGTTGCCTCTGCTTTGTTGAATGCGTCAGTCTCTGCCTGTCTGTTAGCATCTTTAATGTTACCAAACTCGTCTGTTGCGGCTTTCATTGCACCAGAGAAACCTTGAGATGACCCACCAACAATAGCACCACCGATACGCATAAGTGCTTCGTTCCTGTTGATCTTACCAAAAGGCATAGCAGAACCACGGGCGTTTGCAGACACTGCGCTACCTTTGCGATCATTAGAGGATGTAGTATCAGTGTTTAAGATGCCGTTACCTTTAGGTTTAGTCCCGTCTTTGGTATTCAATACGCCCTCTGGTACATCTGTCTGTGGTATTTCCATGTAAGGGTCAAGACGAGCACCTACAGGCATCTCAGAGTCTGGCATAATGGAGCCATTTGGCATTCTATGGTGTCCATCTGGAGTGGGTGTGTATGGGTATAGGTTCTCTCCAGCTACCATGTCATCTATAGGATCATCCTGTTTTACATTAGGTATGTCCATGTAGGGGTCTAAACGTGCGCCTGTAGGCATTGGTGACGTAAAATCAGCAAGCAACGGAGGCTCTTCAACTTTATCTAGCTGTCCAAAATCATTTTCTTCTGGGTTGTTGTAAAGAACAGGTTCAGTGTACGCAGACGGGACTTTATTACCATCATCGAAAAGAGTAGTGGTAGGGTCTTTCTGTGCCCGACTTACTGCGGCAAGAGACTTAGCACGTTGGTCTAGTGCATAATCTTCACCAAACTCTTCAGCGTCTTTTTTTTGTTGGTCTATAACTTCGCCGCGAGTTGGGTCACTAAGTATACCTTTTAAGAAATTATTTCTTCGAGGTGCTTCTAACTCTTCAAGTGCCGTCATTTCAGGGTCTTTGGCTACTTCTAAAAAAGAGTTTGCCATATACACAAGTGTCTTTGGGTCGTTCTTGTATTTTTCGTATATTTCTGGATTAGTAATTTTTAAGCTGTCAATGTTTTGTTGTATAACGCTGTTTGAGTTACCTGTATTTAACACTGGAGGCATCGGTGGACTATAGTTAGGGTAGCTTTGTGATAGAACTGGTTGTCTCATTATAATCCTCCTTTATCTCATGTGTGGGTTTGCTGTTGCACCTACAGTTGGCCTATAGAATGATGTTTGCGGTGTTTGCTGTGGGAAATACTCTTGCTGAAAACCAAAGCCAGCCATACCACCACCTAGTGCGGCGGCATACGGATTATTCATGTTAGCTTGTACGCCATTACCAGACGAGTTTGGAGCCTTACCCAAGATACCTGATTGATAGCCTTTACGCTGATTCATCTCAAAGTCACGTTGGTCTTCAAATCGTTGCCTCTGGTCATTAAGGTTTGCTTGGTTGTAACCTTGTAAACTGTTACCAGCGTTCATACCGAAGTTAGCACCTTGTCCTAGAGTATTCATACCAACACCGTAAGCACTTTGGATGCTTTGGTTTGCCTGTCCAGCACCTTGCAATGCAGAACCTTGGTCACGGAACTGTTGTGCCTGTTGGCCTAGACTACGGTCAATAAGACTATTCTGGATGTTTGTAGCTACATCAGCACGTCTGTCGTCATATGCTCGGTTAGCTACTGCTTCCGCTACACCAGCGCGACTAGAGTTCATGTTACCAGAACCCATTGCCGCCATGTCTATGCCAGTCAAAGTGTTCTCTTGTAGGTTACGACGGTCATCACGCATTGCGGCGTCTACTAGACCACCAGAGTTTGCTGATGCGTAGTTCATAGCGTTGCCAAGGCGGTCTTGCTGTGCCGCTTCTGACATCCCTTGATACTGTCCGTACAATGAGTTGGCGTTGTTGCCAAAGCCAGCTGTATTGCCCATCATGGCATTACCACTGTTCATCATATTAGTACCATAGCCGCCCATAGTATTAGCTGTGCCTGTCTGGAACTGGTTAGGTGCGGCGTATGTTTGTCCTTGGTAGGCTCCAGTGTTTAAGACACCACCTAACGCACCTTCAGAACCAGATAAGTTATTATCCACGTATGGTTTGTATTGGTTAAACGCCGCCATCTTTGCGGCATTTGCTTTGTCCATAGATTTTGATTGCATCTTTGAGCCAAGTAAGCTGGCTCCAGCACCTATAATTGCGCCCCACATATAATATTCCTTTTATTTTATACAGCTATCCACGCTGTGCCGTTGTAGACAACAAGTTTAGATACGCCTGATCCTATTGGTTCCCAAGGTGATACGGCATAACGCACCATGCCCTTTCTTGGGTTGGTAGGTTCTCTGTCGGTTACTTGGATACTTGCGTCTGCTAATGATTTTATAGACGCTTCGATTTCTCTGAGTTCCTCTTGCAAATAGTTTGCTAAGAACTCTGGAGATAGTGTTGGTGCTTGGCGTCTAACGTAAGTAGACACCAGCATATTAATCTTATCTGAGATAGCCATATTGTTATCTCCTACCAGTCACAGTGATCTCGACATCCATACCTGTAAAGTTGAAGTCCTTGTCTACTCCAGCTGTCATTTTGTACGACAAGTATCTGCCAGCCATACGGGTATCCACTTTGTAGTTGTATAGGGCATCAAAACTTACATCAGACCCATAGTTAGGGGTGGCGTGTGGTAAATCTGCGGCTCCAAAAGTAAAGACAAAGCTACCTTCTGAACTGTCTGTAGAAATCTGTGGTGTAATCTTAGATATAATCTTATAGCCAGTCAGGGGTATACCTTGGTCATCAAGGTCAAGACCTACGCGTTCAAGGAAGAACGGCTTGGATACATCTGTGTCTATAGATTGCGACAGTGATCCTTTTTCAATCAAGTCGATACCGTAGACTTTACTGTTGGCTACTCCATCTCCAGCTTTTGCTAGAACAAGTGGATGCCTTTGGTATGGGCTTTCTTGGGTGTGGTACGATCCACCTATGTTGTCGTAGGTAGTCGTTGCATCTGCGTATGTAGACACAGAGTTTACGTTGGCTTGTGCCCCTGCAACTACGTTAGGTAAATCATAGAATGACCATATGTCTTCTTTGTAGTTGTAGACAGCGGCTCGGTTACATGCGTCACCCTCTGCATAGACAGCCATATCGTCACCCGTGTGGTAACAGAAGTATAACTCTTCAAGCAGGGAGTTATGTAAGACAAAACACTGTTCAGTCTTTGAGTTGTCTAGGCCGTTGAAGATATACTCACGGATTCTACCGTCACATATAGACTGTCTGGTGTTACCATCAGTCACGTATATGTCATCTCTATCGAAGACATAGTGTTTACCTTCAACCTCTTGGATGCAGTTCTGGTTGATTACCCCAGCATCGTCGAATAGTTTTCTAAAGTTAAAGATAAAAGCACCACCGACAAACTCCATCATCCACACTTGGTCTTGTGAGTAGACAAGGAAGTTGGAGCCTAAAGTAGCACCATCAACTATGGGGGTCTTCATTTGCACTAGGTCATTGAATCCAGCACTGTTGGTAAGGTCTGAGGCATCCCATGTACTAGGGACTTGGTTAGCTAACACGGGGTCACTAAAGCGAACCCTGTTAGGGAAGTCCGTACCACTCTCTACTGTGCCTAGTGCAAGTAAGAAGTCACCATATGATCTCATGGCTGTCGTGGTTACGCCACTAGGCCAGTTGGTCAATGCAGTAAAGTTAGTTGCGCTGGGTACTCTATGTACTGGCACAGTGTTTGATCTGTTGATATACTGAACGTCTGCAAGTATTGTAGCTGTCACGGGTGTAATAGGGGATGCAGACAAAGAACTGTTGAACTTCTGTGCTAGGACGCCATTAGACATCTCATAGATGTCGAAGGTATCATCCACCACTATGACTGTATCAAAACCCGTGAGGGCATCAATGCCGTATATGAACTTAGGAGTAATTGATAGGTTGCCTGAGATGCTCCTGTAAATTGGTGCTCTAGTTACCTTGGCTTCATTGAACCTGACGTTCTTGGCTCTGGTGTAGGCATTGATGGGTAGGCTGTATGGGTCAATGTCTGTAATGACACCAACAGACCCAAGCCCACGTATTGGGAGGTTAGTCATGGGCTACTTACTCCGTTCTTATGTTTTCATTATGTATGCTAGGGCATAGTAAGGGGGAACTGTGTCTACAGTTGCCGTATGGTTGTGGTTGCCCTGTGTGGATATACTGTGGGTATGGGAGAAAGACCTGTCGCCACTAACATGCTTTATGCTTTCTAGTGTCTCATTTATCTCATTAGCTCCTGTACCAGCGATTAGTCTGCCTGATACTGACGTCCCAAAATTTGACCCACTGTTACCCCAACCATCTCTAGGTATTGTAACTGCTGTTGAACCAGTGTTACCGCCGTGGTTATGACCGCCAGCACTGTTAGTTGTTATAGAGTCTGTAGTAGAACCACCAGTAGCGTTGACACCATAGGATGAACCAGCACCCACCACAAACCGATTACGAAGGTCTGGGGTACTGTTGGAACCATTACATAAGACCCAACCAGAAGGGATCGCTGAGACTGCCCCAGACCACATTATGATACCACCAGTAGGCACTGCCGCACCTCCAGCTAGGGTATTCATCTGTGCTGTCGTGGCAGTCAATCCGTCTAGCTTATTGATCTCTGATGTAGACGCTGTGACACCATCGAGAACATTGAGTTCTGTGTGTGATGCCGTGATTGCTCCAGTGACGTTCGGTAACGTGGAAAGAAGGGTGCTCTTGATTAATCGTAAGTGGTCGTCAGCTTGCGCCAAGCCGTCTGTGGAGGCTGGGTTTGAGGAGACTAGGGAGTTAATGTATGTGCCTGTTTCAAGTGCCATATCTAGGGTTCCTGACTATTGAGTAGCGGTGCTACGGGGCTAGCTATGCTAGTGTTTCTGGGGATGGCTCTTGTTTCGAAGGCCGAACAACAACAACAACAAGAACAACCTTTAGCCTTCTTTTTGAAATTGATGTTATTTTAAGGGTACGGGGGGTCTAATTTCCTGTGAACCTATAAAAAACTAGGGTGTATCTTGTGTAACCTGTTGTTTTCTATGGATAAGCAGGGTGCAAGGATGATGTATCCCTCGTCGACTGCCAGTATAAATAGGAAAGACAAACGATAGACATTAGACATTGATGGGATTTTTATCTGGTTGTGCCATATATGCTTTTAAGCAAACATTGGGACATCCTCAGTCAACCCAAGACAACACAGGTAATCATCCTTCCCTGGTCAACACAAGGACAAGTGCCTGGTCAACATCAGGATAACTCCAGACACTATAGACATCTACCATCATCCTCATCTATGACAATCAATAGAGAGACAATCAGTCTATAGTCATCCTTAGTATCTATAGTCATCTATAGTCGTCCTAGTCTATGGTTTCTTTATTGTTTGTCAGGTAGAGGATGCTCCTTAGTCATCTATAGTCATCTATAGTCATCTATAGTCATCTATAGTGTCTCGGCCTTGGGATCATCAGTCACTCAAGGGAAGTCTGAGGGAGCTGTAGTTCAACCAAGGCCTTCACTAGCCTTATAGTCTGGCTTGTGGTCTCTATCGTCGGTGTTCTTGTGTCTTTCTGTCTTAAAGGGTGACACAAGTATTCCTTCAGTAATTAATTGCCATATATGCATTGACGGGGGACGTATCTTTTGATATTCCTTGGGTACACTGAAGGCATTTGCCCGACGACTAAAGATGGGCGACAGGCCGCAAGGTGTGGCAGGGGACTGTAACTCCCTCCACCAAAGCGGATCAGATCGCAAGACCAGAGCCAACAACAGGCCGAGGGATTAGTCAGACAGCAAGTGACCTTCTTAACCAAAGAAGGAACTAAAGAATGACAAATGAAACTAAATTCTCGCTAACATCCTCTTACATGAGTGACATACAGATACAGAACATGGCAGAGGTTGCTATTGTATCTTATGAGTTCACCGCAAGCTGGGCGGTTGCTTATACAGCCGCTTTAGAATTTGCGGCTGACGAATGGCACACAAAAGCAACCCCATCACAAGTAATGGCGGCTGTTAGCCTTGCCAAGACTGGCTGGGAAGGCATCCGCTCTAGTGTAAAGACCTCTTTAATGGGGGCGAACCAATGAGCACTAGCGAAATCAAAAGCAACATCATCAGAGACCTACAGGGCATAGATCAGGCCGTTGATAGCCATGTACTTGTAATGGCTGGGGACAACCACACAATCAGAATGTTCTCTTGCTGGCTCGATGGGTCTTACTTAGGTGAAGACCACTACAGACAGAACCTAAAGCGAATAGGTGAGTGTTTAGACAGCCGCAAGAAACTACGCTCATTCGTTATCGAACAGTTTACTAAGTACATTGCACACGATGCACAGTGTTCATATGGATATGCTCAGAAAGTTATCGTTGATTATTTAGGAACTGAACTACTCCACAACCTTAACTCTGAATTGATTGACTATGTTACAGAGTTTTATGATGCACATGTGGGAGAAGTAGCATGAGCAACCCAACACAGCTTACAGCAAACCAAACAGCCGCAATGATAACACTTGTCAAAGCTGGCATGAGCAACACTGGTGCTAAGTGTATCAACGACATGATGGACGACCCAATGCCAGTAGTACAAGCAAGTGATCTTGTAGAAGCTGGCTGGTCACAGAAGCAAGCCGAAGGTACATTTGGTTCACTTGTTGCCAGTGGTCATATCTTCCATGACGAAGGCGGTAATGCCGCCAATGATCTTTATATTCTCGAAGGTGAAGAGGAAGAGTTTGACAACCTTCGTGAGTTCTTTGTTGAAGAGGTGACACCATGAGACATCTAATCAACCGCATGTTAACTCCAGACGCCCTAGCATCATTCGCTTTGTTGTCTGGCATCATCCTCACAGTTCTAGCAGTCATATACGGCTACGGCAGTTACTGAGCCTACTTGTGTCGCCATGCTTCGGCGTGGCGCATCAAGTGGACTTAGCCACTGAACAACTGAAGGAACAGAAGAATGGCAAAATATGTAGTAATAGCAAACCTAACAATTGCTGATCAAACAAAATTGGGCTTTGAATTTAAGTCTAAAATTGTGTCTAATTATTGGAACCCATCGACAAAAGATAATCCTAATAAACCTCTAATTCCGCTTTATGGTAATGAGCCAAAATTGTTTGACAACATTACTTCTGCTGACGCATTCGCAGAAAGATTGCGTAGGTATAGATTTGATGGTCAGCAAATTACAGTGGCTTGGTTTGAAGCTGTTGAATACACTGTTTCATTTGAAGAGGTGGCGGCATGAGACTTTACACAAGCCCCAAGGGCGAATGGTCAGGAACACAGGCAGACGCAAAGAAGCTAGGGGCATTCGTTGAGGCTGATGTTCCCACATCTAAGGCTGATCTGCTGGCTTTCTTAAATGACCACAGCGTCATGATTAATAAGCTAAAGGAGCTAGGCTACGAAGCACCACAGCCAACCACAGCACCAGTCCAACCGAAGGAACTCAAAGGCGGTTCTTGGGACGAGTACAACGCCATTCGCAACCATTTGGAAACGTGCGATGCCAAAGCATTAAACACGGCTCTCACCATCATCACTGGACGCCTTGGCGACCTACTTGAGAAGGCCAGCTGATTGCATCAGTTAGCCCAGCGTCAAGGCGTTGGGTTTGCTCATGCAATCAAGCATGAACTAGCGAAGCTAGAACTAAAGAAGGAACAAAAGAATGATTACTAATTATACCCCACAGTCAACAATCGAAGCCATGCAAGTCGCCTTGTTCCGCAGTCTAACCGCCAGATCAATAGACAGGGCACAGGCCGCCGCTACACTAGCACAATCAATGGCAAGCAACCTGACACAACAGGAACTAGAGCAAGCTAAGGCTGGAGCTATAGACATGGCAGTCCGTGAGCAACAAGGGAGAAAGTCCAATGGGTGAAGTAATACAAATGAATGCTGATTATGTACTAGGGATGCAGTCAGCAAGGGAAGCAGTAGCGTCAGGCGACATCTACTGTCTTGAAAGTGCGCTAATGCTTTACGAGCAAGACCCAGCGGACAGTGAGTTTCAAAGGGGACACCACAGGGCACTTATAAACCTACATCAGCAAGGGAGAAAGTCCAATGACCTTTCTTGAGTTAGTCCACATGGACGCAAAGCTAATCTGGGACGGGGAAGCCCACCGAGCCCGAAGCATCACCAAAGCCGAGCGATTTTCCTCTTTCTCTGATTATGACACTAGAGCCATAAGCGACTTTAAGCCTAGCCATATACACCGCTTCTTTGACAGTCTTGCGGAGCAGGGGTTGTCCAATAATACAATAAATCACTATGGGGCTATGATAGTTAAGGTGTTCTCTCATGCAGTCTCTGAAGAGCACATTAGCCATGTACCCAAGTTCAAGTATCGCAAGGTCAAAGGCAACAAAAGACCATTGTACTTTACAAAGTCTCAAATAGATTTAATGTCGTCCTACTTTCGAAACAGTGCTGACTTCAGAGACTTAGAGTTCTACTTGATTATTGGCATTCACACTGGGATGCGAATAGGGGAGATCAGAAGCATAAACGAAAGCACATTAGTTATTGATGAAACTGGCGGTTACTCAGTTTATTTAGCTGACACTAAAAACGGCGATAGTCGTACTGTGCCTATCAATGACGAAGCCCTAAGAGCCATTAGGAAACTAGGAACTGATGTTTCAAAGAACTGGAACAGCAAGTTGTTTTATCGGGGGTGGAAGCACATGAGAAGGGCAGTGCTTAATGATGACAGCCGTTACACGTTTCATACGACTAGACATACCTGTGCAACCACGCTGGCTAACAGTGGGGCTTATAACACGGACATCATCGGAAAGTTTTTAGGACACCGAGACCTAAACACGACCCGTAAATACATCAAGACTGCACCAGAGACCTTGAGGTCTATGGCAGAACTAATGAGAGGAGAGAGAAGCAAAACTATTACACCACTACAAGCCAAGCAGACTGACCTGTTTGGACTGGAAATTTAAAAGGGAAGTAAAGTAACAATGACAAATAAAGTAAACAATGTGAGCATTGTAAGAAAGATTAATATGTGGTCTGAAAACACAGCCGCTCAAGAGGGAAACAGTAGCAGTAGCAATGGTTTCTTTGGAATTCGTATGTCTAGCTGGGGAAATCCACAGACTGCCCCACCTGTTAAAGTAGGGGGAGCCAACACATGAGCAACGATAGCAACACACAGGCAAACCCTATCTCAGAAGCCTACAACGAGACCATGAAACAAGATGGCAAACGTAAGTTTAACGAGAAGTATCAACAGGCAGAAAACGTAACAGAGCAAGCACCAGAATATAGCCAACTAAAGCAAGTCTTAGACTTAGTGGCTGATGGTTTATCCAAAGACATCGAGGAAGCCAGAAGAGGCAAAGGACGCCGCCCAACGTGGCTAAACGACCTTATGCACCTTGACCCTAGACAGCTGGCACTCATTGGTCTCCAGAGTTGCTACAATGCAGTCTTGAAAGACAGTACGCTCAGTAGTGTAACTCAAGAAATAGGCAGTCTTATAGATCGTGAATGTTTAGCGTTGGAGTTGCTTCATAGCGATGATGAGGAAGCCAACAGGAACAACAGACAAATAGTAAAGATGGTGTCTGAAGCCCACACGTCAGCACATGTCAGGCTGAAGGCTCTCAGGAACATAGCGTCTAAGAATGGCACCAAGTCTATATACTTTGGCATCGAAGAGAAAAAGGGTGATCGCAAGATGCACATGAAGCGGAAGACAGCCAACGCCGCTCCAGTCATCTCAGCAATCTTTCAGTATTGTCATGTCTTCCAAAAGGACACTCAGTACACCACTCCAAAAAACAGTATCACTCGTTTGTCTTTTACTCAGGAAGCCCAGCGCGAAATTGAGAGAAGCAAAGAGTATCTCCAATGGTCACAACCGCTTCTAAAGCCTATACCAATGGACACACCGAACCCTTGGCAGGGCTTCCATACAGGGGCTTATAAGGACTGGAGACTAGCAGAGGTTGTCAAACTCGTTAGAGGGGCTTCCAGCAAGCAGATTGAGGCCATAGAACACAGTTTCAAGGGTGAAACTCCAGAACACTTTAGAGCACTCAATGCACTGCAAGAAACGAGGCTGTGTATCAACGAGGAAATGCTTGAAGTTGTCGAGTGGTGCTGGGAGACCAGACAGTCATTCGGTAAGTTTCCAAAGCGAGATAAACCTGAGTTTCCGAGGCTTCCAGAGGATCACATGACAATGGATCAGGAGCTGAAGAAAGCCATTAAAGAAGACCAGCGTGAATGGCGAAACACTGACCGCAGGGTAAAGGGTGCTGAAGCTGTCATGAAGCAAGACCTTCAGATTGCTAATGAACTTGCAGTCCATGATTACTTTACGATCCCATGGGCATGTGATTTCAGAGGCCGCTTCAACATGGTTCCGTCTTTCAACTACCACAGAGACGACCACATTAAGTCACTCTTTCAGTTTCAGAGAGGCCGTGTTGTCGATGGGCAAAACATTAGATGGCTAAAGATACACATTGCTAATTGCTCTGGCTTTGAGAAGATCGACAAAGCACCTCTTGATGGACGTGTGGCATGGTTTGACAAGAATGAGGGTGTACTCTTGGACATGGCTAAAGACTACAAGAACAGTCTGGGTCAATGGTCAGGTGCGGATTCTCCTTTTCAAATGCTCGCGGCTATCTTTGAGTATTCCAGATACCTTGATGAAGGTGATGATTTTGTTGGCTTTATACCAATTTCACTTGATGGGACTAATAGTGGTGTTCAGCATTACAGTCTTTTGACACGTAGTGAAGAGGGTGCTTTGGTAAACTTAGTTCCACAAGACACAATGGCTGACCTTTACCAAACTGTTGCTGACAAAGTTACACAAAGGCTTGTTGTTGATTTAGACGACCCTAGTGCCTTTGGTAGCAATGAGATCACCAAGGCTGAACTGGCGCGTATTTGGCTAGACTTTGGTATTACCAGAGGAAATCAGAAGAGGGCTTGCATGACCTACCCATATTCATCGGTTGTCGCTGGAATGACTGGTCAATACATGGAAGACGTTATGAAGCCTTTGCAACGATCTGTGTCTTATGGTGAACTAAAGGAACACCCGATTGCTAGGACAAATAAAGAGCGAAAGGTTGCGTCACGTTACCTTGCTGGTCACAGCTACGACAGCATTGTGGAGACCTTGCCTAAAGCGGCTGAAGCTATGAAGTGGATACAGTCGTGCACCAATGTTATCAGCAAGCAAAACAAGCTGGTCAACTGGACTTCGCCTAGTGGGTTTAGGGTCTTCCATAACTATCTAAAGAGGGACAGGGTAGAGACTAAGATATTCTTGTTTGATACAGCTGTAGGCGAGAGAACTAGGTCTAAGGTCTCCTTATCGCTAGATACAGGTAAGGTGGATGTCAGGAAGAACACAGCATCTGTAGCGGCTAACCTCATACACTCGCTTGACGCCTCTGGCATGGCTAAAACTATAGTCAAACTGCTAGACGCTGGAGCGACTAATGACTTCTTTATGATCCACGATAGCTTTGCAATCTCTGGCGATGTAGACGACCTCTACTACGGTGTCCGTGAAGCCCACATTGAGATGTATGATGCTGAGAACCTGTTGCTAAAGTGGCAAGAGGAACTGAGGCAACAGCTGGATCATCCGTTCGACTTTGAGAGGTCTGAAGTCAATCCAATGCCCGAAATGGGAAACCTAAACCTACAGCTAATAAGGGACAGTCAATTCTGCTTTAGTTAATACTTATGTCACCCTTCAGAAGCCCCTAGAGTTACCTCCCTGTTACTAAGGACTCTAGGGACTTCTCCTCCTCCTAAACTTAAAGCCATCCATAGATTCTATGGGTGGCTTTTTAACATTAGAAAGACAAAAGTATGCCTAAGAAACCAAAGATAAACTTTCAGACTCCTGTAGGAGTTGCTAAGTATCCACACTTGAACAAACCAGACACAGCCTTTGACTCTGAAGGTAAATACAAAGCAGAACTATTAGTGTCTCAAGATGAAGCCAAGCCTCTTATTAAGTTGATAGAGGATGCGGCTAAAGAAGAACATGGGTCAGCTAATTATAGAGTTCCCTATCAGACAGATGAAGAGACTGGGGAAGTAGCTTTTAAACTACAGTCTAAGTATCAACCGAAATTCTACGATACAGCTGGTCAACTAGTGCCAGAAGGTAAAGAACCAAGGATAGGCGGTGGTAGCCGATTGAGACTTAAAGGCTACCTAAATGTCTATAAGGTATCTGGTCAGGCTGGTGTGTCTATACAGCTTACGTCCTGTCAAATAGTTGAAGCAATGCAAGGCATGAATGGAGCTGGCTTTGATGCTCTTGAAGAGGGTGGGTTTACTATAGACACATCAGCAATTGATGCACCTTTTGAAGCAATAGAAAACTCTGATAACTTTGACTTCTAATCATAGATACCGAGGTATCAAAGAAGGCTACAGGTCTGGTCTTGAGGCTATAATTGCTGAAGAACTAAGGCGACTAGGTATACCATTTACCTACGAGAGCCAAAAGCTGACCTACACCATCCCTAGTCGAACCGCCAAGTACACCCCAGACTTCATTCTCCCGAAGGCTGGTGGTGTCTGGTTCTTAGAGACTAAGGGGCGATGGGTCACAGCTGATCGACAGAAACATGTGTTAATCAAACAGCAACTACCTCAGATTGATCTTAGGTTCTTATTTAGTAATGCAAATGCCAAGTTGTATAAAGGGTCTAAGACTTCTTATGCAGACTTTTGCACAAAGAATGGGTTCGCATGGGCACACAAGCGGATACCAGATGAGTGGATTGAAGAGTGTCATTTAGGCATGAAGCAAGCCAAATAAAGAGAGCAAGGGGCGGTCTTAGGATCGCCCTTTTTTATTTTAAGGGAAGCAACAAATGAATGAACAAGAAGAGAGCACCTTTGTGTCTCACGAACAATGCGATGCCTGTGGGTCATCGGATGCAAACAGCCTTTACAGCGATGGACATATGTTCTGCTTTAGTTGTCTAAAACACACCCCAGCTGAAGGTGAAATAGTACCTGTCGAAAAGACAAATGCAGCCAACTCTTTTTTGAACGGTGACTTCATGGAATTAAGGTCACGAAAGTTGACTGAAGCTACATGCCGTAAGTTTGGATACTTTGTAACAAAAGACAGCAAAGGTGAACCAATACAGGTGGCGAACTTCAAGGATGCTAAAGGTAAAACTGAAGGTCAGAAGATACGCACTAGAGACAAGCAGTTTCCTACACTTGGTAAGATTACTGGTCTGTTTGGAATGCACCTGTGGTCAGCTGGTAAGAAGCTAGTCATTACAGAAGGCGAGATAGACGCCATGAGCGTCAGCCAAGTGCAACAGCATAAATTCGCTACAATATCTGTGAGGAATGGCAGTGCTGGGGCTAAGAAAAACCTGTTGGAAAACATTGATTACCTCAACAACTTTAAAGAGATAATCTTGATGTTTGATCAGGATGAAGCTGGACGTAAGGCCGCCATTGAGTGCGCTGAAGTCTTGCCTATCGGTAAAGTTAAGATTGCTGTCTTACCACACAAGGATGCCAATGAATGCCTTGTCAAAGGTGAGGCTGGTGCAATCATTAATGCTATACATCAGGCGGCTGATTATAGGCCAGATGGTATAGTCCAGATGTCTGACATGAGAGAGACTGTAGCAACTCCAGACGCTGAAAGTCCAATGAAGTACCCATATCCAAGAGTAAACAATATGCTCAAAGGAATACGACAAGGCATTGTGACTATCGTGGCTGGTAGTGGCACAGGTAAGTCTACATTAATTCGTGAGATTGCATACAACCTACACATGACAGGAACACGGGTTGGCATGTTGATGCTAGAAGAAAGCACCAAGCGTACAGCCCAAGGTCTCGTAGGTCTCCACATCAATAGAAACATTGTGATTGATGAGGATGCGGCAACACCAGAGGAGATCAAGACAGGCTTTGACGACTTACTATCCCATGGTCAGATTTATCTCTTCGATCACTTTGGGTCATTTGACATAGACACCATTTGTAATCGTATCAGGTACATGAAACATGGACTTGGATGTGATGTCGTCTTTTTAGATCACATTAGTATTCTCGTTAGCTCGTATGCTGGTGCATCAGACAACGAGAGAGTGCTCATAGATCACATTATGCACACTCTGACAGTCCTGTGTACTGAGTTGGACTTAGCATTAATCCTTGTGTCACACTTAAAGAGGCCAAACTCCGAAAGAGGTCACGAAGGTGGCGACAGAGCACAGCTGTCACAGTTGAGAGGTAGCCACAGTTTAGCACAGCTGGCGACTGCTTGTATTGCTATGAATGTGGACAGCGAAGACCCAACATCAGGCAAGCGAGAACTTGTCGTATTAAAGAATAGGCATACAGGATTTGTAGGCCAAGCGGATGAACTTCAGTACAACCGCGAAACAGGCAGACTTACTGCCACTGATAGTAACTTCGGTTTCTAAAAACTCCCAAACCAAAACATTAGTAAAGCAAAGGAACACGTATGCGTGGTTTATCAAGCACGTCCAGAGAGGCGTATGCAAACACAGATTTAACAAAGAATACTAGGATGGTCTTTGATGTCATCCAAGCGGCTGGAGACAAAGGTTGCATCAGTGCACAAGTACAACTTGCACTCAAGCACATGCCGTATGGCTCAATCACCAACCACTTTAAATGGCTAAAAGACGCTGGGCTTATCGAAGTCATAGGGAAGCGCAAAAGTCCGTATGGACGCAATCAGCAAATCTTCAAAGCAACAAGACAACTAAATGCACAAGGGGAGCTATTCAGATGAAAACTACAGGCATCCATGAATACACAATGAACCAATATCAAGCAGATGCGGCTAAAACCATGATTTACAAATGGAAGGTCATCTACCCAGCACTGGGTCTGGCAAATGAAGCTGGGGAAGTCCTTGGTAAGATCAAGAAACTCATCAGAGATAACGATGTAACTTTTGATGGCATGAACACAATCCCAGCGCAGAAGAAAGCAGAGATTGCAGATGAGCTAGGAGATGTCCTTTGGTACATTGCGGCACTATCGAAAGACCTTGGCATCACTTTGAATGAGGTCGCCGCTATCAACCATGAGAAGCTACAGTCACGACAGAAACGTGGTGTCTTGAAGGGCTCTGGTGACAAGCGATGAGTAGGTGGTGTTTTGATATAGAGAGCAATGGTCTCTTAGATGAAGTCCACAGTATCTGGTGCATTGTTTGCCGCGAGGTAGACACTGGTGTTGTACGTTCTTTTACCGATGATGAGATTGATCACGCACTTGATCTGTTAGCCAATGCTGATGAAATCATTGGTCACAACATCATCGACTACGACATTCCAGCGATACAGATTGTCTATCCTAACTGGACAACTAAGGCCAAGGTAACTGACACCTTAGTTCTCTCAAGATTGATACATGGCGACATGTTCAATGAGGATGCTGAACGTAACTTCAGTGTCTCAAAGTTTCCTAAGAAACTCTGGGGAAGCCACAGCCTAAAGGCATGGGGTTTGAGACTTGGTGATTTTAAAGGTGAATACATTGGTGGGTGGGGTGGTTTCTGTGAAGAAATGCTTACTTACTGCATACAAGACACCCAAGTGACTGACACTCTTTACAAGAAGTTGATGAAGACGGAGCCTAGTAAGAAGTCTATCGACCTTGAGCATCGCATGGCATCTATATGTCGTGAGATTGGCAACAACGGCTGGACTTTCGATGAGAAGAAAGCTGGTGAACTGTATGCTGAACTTGCACAGAAACGTCATGTCATTGAGGAAGACTTAAAGGAACTGTTTCCACCTTGGGAAGTGACTGAGGATTTCTATCCTAAAGCCAACAACAAGACCCGTGGGTATGTGAAGGGTGAACTGTTTGTCAAATCAAAGACAATCTACTTTAACCCAGCGTCTCGCGTCCACATCCAGAAGTGTCTTGTGGACAAGTACAAGTGGAAGCCAAAAGAGTTCACACCTAATGGTCAGGCTAAGATCGATGAAACTATCTTGGCTAACCTCCCATATCCAGAGGCAAAGAGGCTTGCTGAGTTTTTCTTAATACAGAAGAGGATTGGCATGTTAGCAGAAGGTGCTGGGGCATGGCTAAAGAAGGTAAGTCCTGATGGCAGACTACGACACCGACTAAATAGCAACAACTGTGTTTCGGGTCGCGCTACAGCTACATCTCCAAATCTACAGCAAGTCCCAAGTTCTGGCTCACCTTATGGCAAAGAGTGCCGAGAGTTGTTTACAGCACCAAGGGGCTGGGTAATCTGCGGTACGGATTTGTCGGGCATCGAGTTGCGCCTACTTGCTTCATACCTCCACCCTTATGATGGCGGCGAGTATTCAAAGCAAATACTTGAGGGTGACATCCACACCTATAATCAACATGCGGCTGGTTTAGCTACTCGGTCTCAGGCAAAAACATGGGTGTACGCCGTGTTATATGGCGGAGGTGATAGACTGATAGGTGCTATTGCTGGCGGTGGTGCAAAGAAGGGTAAACAACTAAAGGACAACTACGATCATGCTGTCCCAGCGTTTTCTACCTTAAAGAGAAACCTAAAGACAGCGGCTAAGAGAGGTCACATCAAGGCACTCGATGGGCGCAAACTAAGGGTCAGGTCGGAGCATCGTTGCCTCTCGCAATTATTACAGTCAGCTGGGGCAATCGTAGCAAAACAGTGGGTCATGATGACCTACGACAAAATCAAAGAAAAGTATGGCGACAAAGTATTCATCATGGGCTGGATTCATGACGAAATGCAGATCGCCTGTATATCAAAGGGGATAGCACACGATGTCGGAAATATCGCTGGAGCAATGGCACAAGAAGCTGGCGTTGCTCTCGGACTTAACATTGCCACTCAAGCAGAATATTCCGTGGGAAGAACTTGGTCTGACACTCACTGAGAAAAACGATTACTTAGAGAACTTATTGCTTCTCTTTATAATCATTGATCGTGCGTGGCGAAAGCCATTCACAGTCAAATCAGACTTCGCAAGAGTAGGAGCACTTCACGTTGCCATAGCGGCAAGTGAAGGCTTCATAACAAATCAATTAGATGAAGATAGCTGGGGTAATCGTTGGTTCGTAACCCTAGACGGACAGGATATACATGATGAAATCTCAAGAACTCTTAAACAAGTCATTTACGCGCCCCACATTACTCATTGATGGTGACTTGTATCTCTTTAGATCGGCTATTGCTGTCGAACATGAGATAGATTGGGGTGATGACGTATGGTCATTATCTACAGACCTCAAAGCGGCAAAGAAACTATTTACGTCTATGGTCGATGAGTTCAAAAAAGAACTGGTTGTAGAAGATGTGATAGTCACAATATCAGGCCAAAAGAACTTCCGTAAAGACGTGCTAGAAACATACAAAGGCGGACGTAAGAAAGTCCGTAAACCAGTCGGCTACAAAGCCCTCGTTGCGTGGGCTATGGAAGAATACGATAGCATTATGGTGGATTGCTTAGAAGCTGATGATGTCATGGGCATCATGGCCTCTCTACCAAACACCGAAGCAATCATTGTGTCTGATGACAAAGACATGAAGACCATCCCCTGTAAACTCTACAGACCAAACGACAATGAACGGCTGGTCATTAGTGATATGGAAGCCAACAGAAACTTCCTTATCCAAGCACTGATGGGTGACATGACAGATGGTTTTGGGGGGTGTCCAAAAGTGGGCATCAAGACAGCTGAAAAGATACTGGGAAACCACCCGACTTGGGATGCTGTCGTCAAACAATATCAAAAAGAAAAACTATCAGCGGACTACGCGCTGACACAGGCTCGTATGGCTCGGATTTTACGCTGTACTGACTGGGATAACGAGAAAGGTGAGGTCATACTATGGAAACCGACAAGATAGAAGATGCTGTCAACAAGCCACCTCATTACAACTCAGGATCAATCGAATGCATCGACGCAATGCAAGCGATGGCAGATGGCTCTCTAGTCTGGGGTCACAATGCTTACCTCTGGCAGAATGCTTTTAAGTACCTGTGGCGTTGGCCTTACAAGAAAAAACCCGTCGAAGACCTAAAGAAGTGCCGTTGGTACTTAGATCGACTTATTGAACTCATTGAAGAAAAAGAAGAAACACCATGAACAATTTACTACCTACTGACTACCAAGCCTTCATACACACCAGCCGCTATGCCAGATGGCTAGAAGATGAAGGAAGACGTGAGAGCTGGACTGAGACTGTCAGCCGATACATGGACAACGTGGTTAAGTCCCGTGTGAGCCGTGAGATTGCCAATGAGATTGAGCAAGCAATATTAAACTTAGAAGTGATGCCATCTATGAGGTCATTGATGACAGCTGGTAAGGCATTATCGAGAGACAACACAGCTGGATACAATTGCTCCTATACACCTATAGATCACATGAGATGCTTTGACGAAGTTCTCTTTATTCTACTATGTGGCACTGGTGTCGGCTTCTCTGTTGAAAAGAAGTATGTTGATAGCTTACCAGACGTCCCTAGACTAACAGCTGGTGATTACAGAATTGTTGTAGAAGACAGCAAGGAAGGCTGGGCAAAGGCATACAGAGAACTCATTGAAGAGCTATACAATCACGGCAATATACCGACATGGGATGTCTCTAATGTTAGACCAGCTGGTGCACGTTTAGAAACCTTTGGTGGCAGAGCATCTGGTGCTGAACCATTGGTTGAACTGTTTGAACACACCATAGAAACCTTCAAGAAAAAGCAGGGTAGCAAGCTGTCGTCTTTAGATGTCCACAGCATCATGTGCATGATTGGCTCGATAGTTGTGGTTGGTGGGGTGCGACGTTCAGCGATGATCAGCCTAAGTGATCTATCGGATGACGAGATGAGAACAGCCAAGTCTGGCGAATGGTACATCAACAACCCACACCATGCACTTGCTAACAACTCTGTGGCCTTCGAAAGTAAACCCAGCGGTGTAGACTTCATGAAGGAATGGGCGTCACTAGCGGCCTCTGGTTCTGGTGAACGTGGTATCTTCAATAGACAGGCGGCTAGAGACAAAGCTAAACGCGATGGTATTAGAGATCACATGTGGGAGTTTGGCACGAATCCTTGCAGTGAGATAGTGTTACTTGGGCAACAGCTTGAGGAATATGAAGACCCTGAGACTGGTGAAACTAAGACTAGAGGCATTGTTGGTACTGGTGGTCAATTCTGTAATCTTACAGAGGCTGTCATTAGGGCTACAGATACTGAAGCTGACATCTCGAATAAGATACGTCTTGCAACTATCTTAGGTACTATCCAAGCAACCTTAACTCACTTCCCTTACTTACGTGACTGTTGGACAAACAATACAGAACGTGAGGCACTCTTAGGTGTATCTATGACAGGCATCATGGACTGTACGCTGACTAATGGTAAAGAAGATGGACTTGAGGGTAGGCTAGATACATGGCGTAGTGTTGCTAGAGAAACTAATAACTACTTTGCAGATGAGTTAGGTATTAACAGGTCGGCGGCGTGTACGGCGGTCAAGCCAAGTGGTACGGTTTCCAGTCTTGTAGATAGCAGTAGCGGAATACATGCGAGACACTCTGAATACTACATCAGAACTGTCCGTGGAGACAACAAAGACCCACTGACACACTTCTTAGCAGATCAAGGAATACCATCAGAACCTTGTGTCATGAAGCCAAACACTACGACTGTTTTCAGTTTCCCCATGAAGTCACCAGAAGGCGCAGTCACACGTCACGATATGACAGCGATAGAACAGCTGGAGATGTGGCTAACGTACCAGCGTCACTACACAGACCATAAGCCATCAGTAACTGTATCAGTCGGAGATGAAGAATGGGCAGAGGTAGGTGCGTTTGTCTACAAGCACTTCGATGAGATGTCTGGTGTCAGCTTCTTACCTCGCTTTGACCACACGTATGCTCAAGCACCCTATCAAGACATCAGCGAAGATCAGTATGAGGCCGCATTCTTCGCAATGCCTAGTAAAATTGATTGGTCTCGATTGTCTGATTATGAGACTGAGGACACAACTAAAGGTTCGCAAACTTTAGCATGTACTGGCGGAACTTGTGAGATTGTAGACATCTAAAGAAAACGAAAGCCCAACTAGCAAAAAGTTATCTAGTAGTTGGGCTTTTGACATCTAAAAATAATATAAAATGGAGAGGTGAATGAACAGAGAAGAACTGTTGTTGATACAGCACAAATCCGTGGCAGATGCTGAAAACAAAAGAATGAGAGAAACATTCAGAATTAATAGTTACGCATTTGGGGACAACTGGGATTGGCATAGAGCACGTCAGGTCAGTGGCTCTAATGGCGGTAGAAAAAACGCCCAGAGACCTTGGGCAAAGAAAGAGAGCAGTGATGAAAGATAGTGTAACGCATTGTCCAAAGTGCATGGTGAAGACTAAAGTAATCGAAACCATCCCCCACTTCAAATATGGCTACCCAAGCAAAAGAAGGCAACGACAGTGCCCTCAGTGTGGGATGCGAAGGATGACAGTAGAAATACCGATAGAGCAGGGGGATAAGTATTTCTCATGTTCACAGTCGAAATAGAGTCAAACTATACCAAAGTTGTCTCAGTAGATGCAGATGGTAGGTTTGAAGATGTAGAGATGTATCTTGAGGACGATGGGACTTGTTTCATTAGACAGTTCTGTGATGAACTAAATGAGTTCCAATTAGTAGCCATCAACTACAAACAAGTATTAGACCTAATGGCCTCTTTAGATGCCCATGATGGTGTTTATATAACTGAGGTGGGTGGAGAGCAGGGAAGTCATCTCAAGGATGTCTAGCTACTGCTCTCCGTTGTTACCAAAGTAACGAAGGTAATATGCACTATATTGAATAACATGTAAATGCTGGTGTATCAATTTGACTCCAAAAAAACACAGATCGTCCGACATAAGACAGCGATCTGTGTTTTTTGGTCATTTTAATGTATTATTCTGCCATTTCCATAGCCTGATGGAGTGTCTCAGTGTTCCTTCTGCTCCATCCTCTACCGAAATGCTTGAAGTCATCTAGGCTCTCATAGAATGCCTGTCTGACTGTGTAGACGTAGTCGATGATGAACTTAGGGTCTTTCTCAGCTACTAGGCCAAGCGTCTGGTTACCTATAGCTCCGTCTTGAGTAGCACCTACTGCTCTTTGGATGGCTTTAGCAGGGCGACCAGAACCGCTGTTCACAGCCCAGTCAAATGCACACCAGTCAACACCAGAAGGCAGTTGGTCGCCTTTAACTCGATCCCAGTAGTTCTTTTTGTATATCGGAGCGACATCATCAGGCGTAAGATCACGCATCTCTTGTTCGGTCACTGGTCGATCCATCCAGTCCTCATAGACACGTCTAGTCACACCAAGGTTTGTCATACCTCCGCGATCATGCTTCGAGTTTACATAGCCCCCTTCGTGTTCAAGAAGCATTGCTAGACACTTATCAAAGTTACTCTTCATTTCTTAAAGCCTTTCATGGTTCTCACGCCAAAGCTGGCGGCTATAGACGCATACAGTGACCATTGGAACCACTGTGGGGCGGCTTCTAGGTTGGCAAAGCCTTCCTTCATGTATGGCTGTAGAGGTGGAACAAACGAGCAAGCGACAATAGCTATGAAACATATAGTCCACGCCTCGTCTTTCCAGCTGTTGTCACTGGCTTTGATAGCCGCTTGTTCCCAGCTGATCTCACCAGTGGCAATCTTCATCTTAGTTTCGGCTTCAGCCTTCTTAACGACAGTCTTTGAATCTATGACTGCCCCAGCAAGGTCAGCTACCTTGCCTAGTAATCCTAGTCCCATCATCAGTAATCATCCTTCTTTTTGATATTAGTAAAACCAAAGAAAGCTGTGACTATACCGACCACTGCTATGCAGTAAGTAGGGGCGATAGCTGTGAGGTTTTCAGAGGCTACTGTTTGCCCAACTACGTTACAACCAATGATCATCACAGGGTAAAGCAATAGGCCAGCTAATGAGAACCACACCATCTTACGCTGTTGATCTCTTTTGCTGTTCTCATCTTCAATTTGCATTCTCTTGTCATCAAGTAACAGCTTGTCCCACTCGGTCTTGTCTATAGCACCACTGCCATCAACATCTGCTTTTTCAAACTCTGTCATATGTGAAATCCTTAGTTTAGTGGATTGTTCGCAAGGCTGTCATAAGCCTTCCAGATGTCGTCTATTTCCGTTTGATAAACATCCAGCTTGTCGCCGATTTGATCCGTGATTGTACTCGACTTTTCAACTTTAGAACGTAAGT